AAGTGTGAATCGATTGGTTTATTTGATTGGTAATAACAATGATCACTGCAAATATGATGGTATTTTGCGGATGCTATGTGATGAATTGCCAAGTGAAACAACCAACCAACTAACTTTATTCTAATGATACAATTTCACGATAAACAAAAAGAAGCCTTGAACCACTTGTCCATTGATTCGGATAAGTGGCAGGTTCTTTATGGCGGTTCTGCAGGAAGCGGAAAAAGTTTTCTTGGTTGCGATTGGCAAATAAAGAGACGGTTAAAGTACGCAGGAACACGCGGTTTAATTGGTCGTGCTGAATTAAAGAAGTTGCGATTGTCTACAATGGCTACCTTCTTTGAGTTGTGCGCTAACTATGGATTAATTGCAGGAAAACATTTTACCTACAACGGTCAAGACCATGTAATAAATTGGTTCAATGGAAGTCAAACGATATTGATGGATTTGGCGGATATGCCAAGTGACCCCGAGTTTCAAAGATTCGGTTCGTTAGAGATAACAGACTACTTCGTTGACGAGGCAGGTGAGGTGAGCGAAAAGTGTATTGCTATTCTCGCTTCGCGTGTGCGTTACAAACTTATAAACGACAAGCCAAAAGGATTGCTAACCTGCAACCCACACAAAGGATGGCTTTATAACGAGTTCTACGATGCTAAACGTAATGGAACTTTAAGACAAGATAGGGAGTTCATACAAGCCTTGCCAACGGATAACCCACATATCTCGCCAGTGTATTTAGAAAACTTGCGAATGCTACCCGAGATTGACCGCAAAAGGCTTTTAGATGGTGATTGGGACTATGACGAGACACAAGATAGGCTTTACCACTACGATGATTTGTTGAGGTGTTTCCGTGAACCACAACAAAAGAACACAACCAAGTATATAACTGCGGATATTGCGCGAATGGGTGACGATAGAACTGTCATCGTGTTATGGGATGGACTACACGCGGAAAAGTTTGTTGTGTTAAAACACAAGCCAATAAACGAAGTTGTTGACACGATTCGACAAATGGCTCAAAGCAATGGTGTGTTACTCTCAAATGTCTTGGTGGATGAAGATGGAATCGGTGGTGGTGCGGTTGACTTCTTGAAGTGCAAAGGGTTTCTTAACGGATCTAAATCGGTTCGTGAAAACTACCTTAACTTGAAATCCGATTGTTACTTTAAACTTGGTGAATTGATTACCAACAACTCAATCACTTTTAACTCACAGCACAAAGATACAATCGTTAAAGAGTTAGAGATGATAAGGCGCGAGAAACTGGATAGCGACCAAAAGTTAAGAGTGACCAACAAAGAAGATTTGAAAAAGAGATTTGGAATGTCTCCCGACTTTGCTGATGCAATAATGATGCGCTCGTTTTATGAATTAAAAAAGAATTTTGGAAAATATGCCTTCGCTTAATTATATTTGCAACTATGAAAATGAATGAACTAATTAAAATGAAAGCCGAAATGTATGCGATGTACAACGGTGAACAAATGGACAACTCGCGTTACTTCGCGTTTATCGAAGGTGCAAGATATGCCTTAGAACTTTTGAAACAAGAAATTGAACACGAACTATGAACAACAAACTATCAAAGAGTGACCTTGAAAAAATTAAGGTTCTCAACCTGTTAATGTGGACACAGGCTACACTTTACGCGAGTGATGAATGCGAACCGATTAAATGGTTCTATAATCACCAAACAAAGATGTTGATGAAGCGGTTAAATGAGTCCATCCAACGTGAACACGGAAAGACAATCACTGCGCTATGGGAAACCGATGGAGCTACATTACCAGACATCACAAAACACCTTGATGATTTCACATATGAAATGGCAACGTATGGCTATTGGATGCTACCCGAACTGATTAAGTTGATACAAGATGCAAAAGAAAACCAACCTAAAATTGAAATAGAATGAATATAACACACGATTTTGACAACTGCCAAAGCGATGTATATAAAGAAGTCATCACAGACCTTATATCACGTGAGAAAATGGGAAGGGCGAAGTACGGAACAACTGTAGACAAGGCGAATCTATCCGAGAAAGAATGGCTACACCACGCGTATGAGGAAGCACTTGATATGGCTATCTATTTAAAAAGAATTATGAACTTAAAAAAGTAAAAAAATGAATAAACAAAATGAACTTTTATTGATGGCTATTCGTTGTGAATATGTATCAATACCATCAATGAAATTAAGCAAAAAAGGTAAAGGATTTTTAAGCGCAGCGAAATGGCGATTAATTAATGATGCCAAATGTTTAATTGATCCAAAATGGAAATCTGATATGAACGAATTAATTTTATCAATTAACAGATTAAATGAACTGAACAAATTATACCCATCATAAAATATAAATAATTGTAGCAGTCAAGACATAAATACTACCAATTAAAAGAGTGGCTTTTCGCCACTTTTTTTTTCTATTTAATTCCTCATTTAATCCCTCGTTTAATCCCTTATTTAATCCCTCTAATTGTTTTATATATCCCTCATTATAGACAATAACATCACTTTGTGTACGGATAATACGACTATTGATGTCGTTTAAATGAACGTAATAGTCAAGTGATTTGACACCTAATACAACAAGCCTACGTTCAATGCTTAAAGAATCCAGTTCTTTCGAGTTCCTGAAGTCTGTTGATTGCTTTTGTGTATGCGCTATCAATGGCAATGCTGTCAAGCAAATAAATAGTATCAATTTGTTTTTCATAAATAGTTTTGGTTTTGATACGTTCCACTTCCAACGTATCAACACGCGCTTTTAATACTACGATTGTGTCGTTGTGGCTAATGGTTTGGATTTGTGGTTTATTACAACTTCGGCAAATGAACAGACCGCTAATAAATGCGACCGTCATTAACGCGATAATTTTTAACGTGAAATTCTTTTCCATTGCCTCTTGTTATAATTGCGAATCCGTGATTGTATTTTGAATATGGGTTATAATCGGGACTTAACTCACTTAAGCAACCCACACCCCAACAAGTTATTACCTTTCCGTTTACATCTCTTTCGGTATGCTCTGCGGTTTGGTGATGGTGTCCACACATCGCATTTGCTTTGGTCTTTAAAAACAACCCACGCGCTACGTTTACTGAAGGTAAGAATTGCTTACCGAACTCGTGACCGTGAAATAAAGACAACCCACCTATGTTAATCTTGTTCTTTCCCTCAATCCATTTGATGTCGTACTTATCCAAGTGGCAAAGTGAAGCGAAATCGAATGCGTCAATGTCGAATAGTTCAGGTGCTTTAACCCTCATATATCTCCAATACCTTTCTTCGTGGTTACCTTCTTTATAAATTATCTCTGCATTTGGAAATGTTTGACGAAGTTCATAAACGAAGGTTCGCATTGCGTATAATTCATCCTTGAATTTGCGTTTCTTTGGATCTTTAACAAAGTCACTTATCATATGACAATCTAATGCGTCACCATTTAAAATAACTGTGTCCACTCCTTCGCTCAATCCTGTTTCAATGGCAACTGATAACGCATCAATGTCGTGATATGGAATGTGAACATCGGACAATATCAAAATCTTTTTGCCTTTTATATCAATATGTTTGCGACCTTTTGCATATGACTTTGGTAACTTAAATGGGTTCTTTGGTCTTTCTTTTTCCATTACCAAAGATTTATCTTTTGGTATATTACCATTTTTACCTTCTATCCTGCGTAACGTATCACGCGCATCCTCAACACCTAAAAAAGTTTCAAAATGTTCTTTGCTTAACTTCTTTGCAAGTGTCAACGTTGGTGTGTTTGGAAACTTCGCGCGAACTTCACGCGCTAACTTTGTTTTTGGTGATTCTTGAGCCATATTTAGAAGGGTTGGTAAACAGTTTTGCCGCCAATTTTAACCGCACGTAAAACCTGCTTCCTGTTGTTCCCTTCATTGTAGCTTACGTGTACCCAATCAGGTGCGTTCTCACTTCCAAACTCCCAAATGAGTTGGTCGAAAGTACAACTTTTTCTAATATATTCAAAAATTAATTTGTTACTTATACCACCGAAGATATCTCCATCTATATCAAGTGCCTTTCCTTGACAATGTTGTGATGATTTAGAACCCCCAATTTTGCTATTTAGTTCAACTGACCTAAAGCCACTACTTATACCGATAGGCTTTCCAAAGTGTTCGCGTAGTGGGTCAAAGATTTTAGTACATACCAAACGTAAGTTATTTAATTGTTCCGCATTTGGAATGTTAGCCAACTTTAACGCAGTCGCTTGATTGCTCTTTGTGACTTCGGCATAGGTCACATATTTACTTATCTTTTCCATCGGTCATTGCATCGGTTATATCTTCGCTTTTTCTACCTATAATAGTTTTAATTCTACTCCAAAGGTCTTTGCCAGTAACCGATTCAATCGATTCAATGATTGACTTAAATTCGATTACTGCGATAACGGTAGCAACCAATTTAGTAATCGGTATAAGTTCAGCAATGATAAAAGATTCAATTAAGAATCCGCTCATTATTGCAATTTGATACAATAAAAGTTTCGTGATAGTATCACTCATCCTGCGTGAACGAATACGTTGTTTCAACTTCAATGCCTTCCAAATACCTACAACCATATCGGCAGCAACCAAAAAGCCAATGGTTAACATCAGCTCTTTGATTGGTAAGAATACAGCGAGACTTGCTAATAACCAGAACTTGCCTTTCAAAAACAATAACTCTTTCAACTTTTTTTTACTTTAGCTTGTTGTTTTTTAAGATAAACCTTTAACATTTTCTCGTACTGCTCTCGCTTTAGTACGTAGGAGGTAGGAAGTTTTGAATTGACCATTTATGACGTTGTGTTTTATAACTATCCGAAATCAAAAAGTTACTCTTTCCATACGGGTTCATATCGGGGAAGATATTGTTATCCGTATTGTTAGTATATTCAGGGAAAAGATTTGTATTAAAACGCAAATAATCAACCATTCGCTTGGTGTAGAACCTCGCATTCTCACGCGCTTTCTCTTTCAACGATTCCATTTCACCTTTAGTTACAGGAGTTGTGTCTTCGCTTTGTCTTGAAACCAAGTTACCATTGTCGTGTTTGTACAATAACGATGGGTAAAGTTCTACCATTACCCACCAAATAAGCAATTTAATCACGTAATCATTCAATAATGTTTCGTACTGGTCAGCAAGTGTACCATTAGCGACATCATCCTTCAATTTGTTGGTTAAGTTAGTACCCAAAAAGTTCTGCAAGTACATATCCTGCGCTACATAAATGCAAGGTCGAATTAAGTTTGGGTCAACTGCATCAGTTAAAGGAGTGTATTTCTTCAATAACTCCTCGTTTATCAAAAGTATTTCTTGTGGGATTGCCATAATTTACAATTTTTTTAGTTTATTCTACCGCCATTTGGAAAGTCCTTCATTGGTCTCTTTGCATCTTGATAACCTACCGTTGTATCAAGTGGTGAAAATCCTTCAGCTTCCGCTTTTCTAACCGCAATCTTTACTTCGTTATCCATCCCTTCGTTTGGTAAGAATTTACCACCTTCTCTTTTGCGTTTATAAATTGCTCTCATCCAAAAATGATGACAATTAACACCGCCTTTATAACGGAAGATATTATAAGTTGTTCTACCTCTTTCAGCAAATTGACCATTTACACCCGATGAACTCATATCTTGAATATCCTCGTATCTCCAAACAATGCCACCTTTCGAAAGTCGTACCATTTCACGACAAAACTCACGCGAATTTTGACTTATCCAAGTTGAATATCTATAACGCACTTTGTAAAGTCCTGCATCAAGTTTGCTCTTTTGGTCAGGGTCAGCATATGAATCAAGTGCTTGGTTTACTTTGGTAAAGTTTTCTTCAGTATCGTAATCGCCAACCTCACACTCTTCAACAAGTTCCCACTCATTTAAATCAATCAACTCACCACATTCGGCAAGATGTTTTAAAAATTGCTTTCCTTCTTCATCGGTGAAATCGTCAACACTTGATTGGCAAACGTGGGTTGATTGCTCAACACGTTCTAAAATTCTTTTTGCCCAATCACGACCTGCATCGCCTCCCCAAAGTTGCCAAGCCACACGACCAGCACTCGGAAAACCCTCTTCGCCTTGATTCCAACCTTTCGCTTGTTTGTCTACTTCGTGTCGTGAAAAGTAACTATTCATTCTTTGAATTGTATCCAAAGATAAATTTCTTTTGTTGCTTATATCTCTCGCACGTGCAACACCTACTTCCGTTCCACCTCTTCCGTACTCTTCGCGCCACTTTAATCCAAGTTCGGCTTCTGCTGCCATTTCATTGGTTGGTGCGTAGCTCTCAAACTTTTGAGAAACTGCTTCGTGTTCGCACTTAACTTTTTTTTTTTCAGTTGACTGCGTTACAGGTGCTTCGGTTGTTTGTTCGGGAACAAATAAATCATTCGGTGCAATCTTAACCCCTTGCGGAACTGCAATGGCTCTCAATATCTCATCTACTCCATCGCAGATAATACGTTGGAAAGGCTCAATAACTTGTTTGGTAAACAAATACATTGATGTTTTCAATTCATCGGTATTTGAACCCAATCCACCACCATCACGAATACCAAAAAGAAGCGGTGAAGTAACGCGGTGAGCAATCAAAATTTGGTTTGTACTCTCGGTACTTAAGAACTCGTATTGCTTATCACTATCCGAAATAGGGAAAGCGGTAAATTCTACACCTCTGTCACGTTCCTCATTGAAGAATGTCAACACCTTTCCTGCGTTTTCAGCACCTTGAATGCTTAATTGCAGTTGCTGTTTAATCATTCTTTGCTCTTCTAACGTAGGTATTCCGTTGTTAAATGATGCAATTAACGAAGGAAAGAAACCATTTAAAATATTATTTACGTGGTATTCTCCAATTTGTCTTGTTAACTCAATCCAGTTGATTGATCCAATGTAATCAGGCTTCGGGTAATACTCACTACCTACCATCATCGAATGTTGGAACATCACTTGTTTCGGGTTTTCCTCTTTGGTATTTATGTCAAAGAATGGTATATAGTGAGGATTGTTTTTCTTTTTACGTGTATCGGACCAATCACGTGAATACCAAACACCAGTCACATCATCGTTATCATCGGAACAAGCCAATCGGCAGTTCTCGTATGGCAAGTGGTTTATTTGAGCAATGGTGCTTCTGTCCATTGACCAAATTACTTCCCAATAGAATCCACCGTGCAACTTTAAATCAAGTGCTGTTGAATGCAAGACCTTGTCTAACTTCAATCGTTGAATCTCGCGTAATGTCACTTGTGATGCAGCAGTAAATTCTTTTCCTGCAATCATAAACGAGATACTATTTACGAGCGCACCGTGTACCGGTGAAGTATTATATAATTCAATCAAGTATTGCGGGAAGTGGTTTCCTTCGCCATAAGCCACCCACCCCTTTCTATCCTCAAATTCGATAGGCTCTATTTTAACGTACTTTGCTAACTCTACTTGAGTTGCACTAAACCTGTCAACGATTGATTTTGTTTTATCCATTGTACTCAATATCACTTGGAATAATTATGTTTGGTTGGTCGTAGTAATTTACCAAAGTTTCCATTTGGATGAAACCTCTTTTAATCTCACCAACCACAACCGCGTTTTGTGGGTCAAGATTAGTATCTGAATTTTGACCGTATATAATGAAGTTATAACGCCCACCATTAGTAACAAGAATAGAACCATTAGTTGGATCATCGTCATTTGTACTAATTGCCAAAGTCGTAACCCTATCGTTCTCGCTGATTTGAGCAGGTATAACATAAAATGTTTCTAAAGTAATTTCGTTTTGAATCATCAAAAGATAATCCGTATACGTTGTATCAAATAACAAACTCCCCTCTTTTAAACTTAAGAGGAGAGTTTGAGATGCGGTATTCGTTTGAAGGTAATTCATCCTTTAAACAAATATAAATTAAATACTTCCGATACCTACTGTAATTGACTGAAAGTTATCAAATGGAATTGATGAATAAGATTCCAAACGATAAGCTTTATTAGCCTCTTCAGCAGTGAATGTAATTGTGTAACCGTTAAGGTCACCTTTTGCAGTACCTGTAGAAGTCGAAGCGGCAGTAACTTCTGCGCCATCAACCTTACCAACCATCCAAATGTTGTTGTTGTTATCTTGTACAAATACAACAAGACGATTCTTTGCAACTAATTCAAGTTGCTTTCTACGTACAGCAGTCAACTTAAAGAAAGTTGCGGTTACTGTTTGAGTGTAGAAAATAGTTCCGTTTTCAACTGAACTTTGTACTTCTTCGGTAAAGTTTCCTGTATGCTTAGGCAATACATATTGATAAATGGTTGCAGTTGGTAATGCATCAATTTCTTGAGAGCCAGCATCAATACTAACTTGTCCACCATCATAGAATTCTGATAGACTTTGTATATAGATAGCCTTAATACCACCTACACCCTCTTTGCAATCTAATGCAAATCCTGCGGTTAATTCACAAGCCATATTATTATAATTTTAGTTGTTATTATTTACAATAAAAGGCAGGGGACTTATTCCCCTACCTTTTTACTTGTGTTTAATTAGTTGTGTCCGATTACACAATCACTTGTGAAGCCGATTTGAACTCCGATACGGAATTTCATAGCCATACGAACCAAGTCAGAAGCATCAGTCAAAGACATATCTACAACTTTAACTTCAGCAAAGTCAGAGTTAGCATCAACACCAACAACCAAGTTGTTAGGCTCTGCGATAACTACAGTTCCGTTTGTCATTCCTGGACATACATAGATATCATATCCATCGAATTGCATATTAAACTCTTTGAACGCGTTGTACTCGAAAGCATAACCCAAAGCAGCGATTGCTTGCTTATACATTTGAGCAGTGTAACGGTTCATATAGATTTTAACTGATGGCGCACCAATCAATGCAGCAGGCAAAGCAGCAACCAAAGCAGTCAAGTTAGCAATGATAGTTGAAGCAGTCATTGTAGCACCCCAAGTTTGGTCAGCAGAACCAGACAAAGCAGCCTTCAATTTCTTTTCGAAACCATCAAATGCAGTATAAGTACCTGCAGTATCACCTTGCCAAATTGTGAACTCGATGTTTTGAGCAACATTAGCAGCAGCGTAACCAATCAAGAAATCAGTGAAGTTAGCAGGAACTACATCGTTGATGAATCCACGACCTGTAGCAGCAGCTTCCCAATCCTTTGCGAACTCTGATTTACAAACTTCCAAGTTAACTTTCAAATCTGTTACAGTCAAAACTGCTTCAGTCAAAGTCAAATCAGTTGGATCTGCGAAATCACAAGAGAAAGCCTGAACCAAGTTAGCACTTGACAATTTCTTAAGAACTGCCTTATACTTAACTCCCTCTTTCAATGTAACGTAACCTTTTGCAAGAGTGTCACCACTCAACAAAGCAGCGTGAATGTATGGTAATGCTAATTCACCTGCGTATGTACTTGTAATACTAATAGCCATTTTTTTTATTTTTTAGAATTGATTATTTGATATGCGCGTGAACGTGCGTCCATTGCTCTGAATGGTGTAGGTTCTGCGCTTTGTTTTTGTGCAACTGGAGAAGCCTTCTTCACCGACTCGGTAGCAGGTGCTTTAGACATTTTCTCAATCGTTGCAGATAGGTTTTGCTTTTCAGCAGTCAACGCGTTAATCTTGGCTTCAAAGCCTTCGATTAATTTGCTGATAGTGTTCTCGAACTCTTCGCGTGAAACTCCATCGAAAGATGATTGCTCAACTTCTTCGATTTCAATCTCAACCTTTGGTTCTTCTTCTTCGGGCTTTTCTTTTACTTCGCTGATTTTGCCTTCTACTACAACCAAGATTTTACCTTCGGCGGTTTCGTGTTCTCCATCGGGAGCAGGTGTAGGGTTACCTTCTGCATCCATAACAAAGATTTCAGAACCAATACCGAATTCAGCATCTGGTGAATAGACTTCAGTACCATCAGCGAGTACAGCCATAGCCATTTGTTTTTGCTCTACCGCTTCCTCAACTGCTGACAAACTAATCCCGAAGGACTTTAGTTTTTCTGCGTACTTGGAAACGATTTCGTTAACTTTACTCATAGTGTTGATAATTACTTTGTATAATAGACGCATAAACTCAAATTTGTTTTTACTTTTGTGTCATCCCATTCGGGTAATGTTTGTTCATTTTTCTAATTGTTTTTAAGTTCAACGAAGAAAGCCCCTAACGAGGGGCTTCTTTGTTTGTCGGGTAAACAATACACCTGCACTGGTGTAATCTATTACAACGCGCTTAACTCATCATTAAGTGCCTTCATAATTTTCTCAATCTCTTGCTCGGCTAAATACTCTTCACTCATCTCGGTAAAGAACCCTTCAAGAGAAAACCCTTTAACACTACCTTGTTTGATATCACTCCACACCTCATCGTTATCTACTTTCATTCCTATGCACCACGTTCCATCCGGAAAGGAGAAACCAAAGTTTTGGCTTTTGTCGTGTTCGCCTTCTTTAATCCACGATTCAACTACAACACAACCTGCAACTGGCACTTGATGCTCAAGGTTACTATTGTGGTGCATATTGCGTTTTAAATACTCTTGTGCTATCTTGTTAATAGTATCCTTTGAGTATTTACAATAGTAAGCCTCACCCGCACCATTAACGCGGTAGATAAGTTGGTCGGGAATCATTACCGCACCATACAACATCTTGCGCTCACCTTCTTCAATTGCGGCTTGTTTAACTTGCGTTTTAGACAATGCCACGAAGTCAACTTCGATAGCAGGATTCTCAACTAATGAGATTGCATTTACTCCAAGATAACCACTGTCATCTATTGTGTATTCGATTACTTTTACTTCTTCCATTATTTTATGATTTTTGATTGGTCTTTTATTTTTTGTTCCGCTTCTTGTGCGCTACTTACGTTAGTCGCTAATACGTAGGTTTGAATAGGTTGTGCTTTATTACCATTTACATTCAAGAAAGATAAGTCAACAGCAGGAGCTGAAGATGAACCACCCATTGAACTACCCCCACCGTTACCGCTTGGCTTTGGTGCGTTTCCACCTCCGTTAAATTGTTGCGCTCTAATTGATGCAATACGTGCAATACCTGCTGCCGCCGCAATACCCGCCTGAATAAATGGATATGCAGGAAATACAGTTGTTATAGGACTGGCTTGAGCAGTTGTAAATGCGTTTTGAGTACCTTCAATAGTTGATATTGTAGCTTGTGCAATACCCAAAGTTTTTGCTATCTCAAATCCTTTCTTTGCGTCAACTATTCCGCTATCAACTAACGCGCTATTCAAATCCATTAAACCACCTATAGCATCTGCTGCAATTCTATACTTTGCTTCTTGAAATGCTTGTTCACCTTCAAGTCTTCTCTTTTGATTTTCTTGGTCTATTAAAAGTTGTGTTGCTGCTCTACTTTTAGCTAAATCTTCTGATATTTTATTTAATGAAAGTCCCGCTTGTTTTGAAACTTCTAATTTTTGCGCTTCCCGTGATGCTAAACTTTCTAATTCAAATTTAGTTGTTTCCCTTTCTTTTTTTACTTGTGAGCTTCTATCTTCTTCTTGTTTTTTTGCATCCATAGCTTTTATGGATAATTGAAGACCTGCGTAATCATTCTCCATTGTGGCTATAGCATCTTTATTCTGCTCAATTGTTGCTTCTAATTCAGCTTTTGTTTCTTCAGGATCGAGCATTGTACCCGCTATAGAAGCGTTCAATTTATTTCTTAAATCCCATTCTTTTCCAAATGCCTTTCCTATTAAGTCAACAGTTCCAAGCATTAAATTTAAAGGCCCTAATATCCACGCTATTGTACCTTCAAGTATTTTTCTATTTCTTTCAGCAGTTTCGATTTGAACTTTTGCCTGTTCTTGTTGAATAACAAGTTGTGCTTTTCTATCTCTAATCGTTATTGAAAGTTGTTTTAATTTTATATCAAGGATTTCTCTTTCGGTCTTTCCTTGTAATTTTAAAATATTACTTTGTTGATCAATGCTTTTGTAAGCCTTATCACTCGCTTCAGCTCTTTCTTGTGCAGCAGTTGCCGCTTCTCTTTCTGCTTCTGAAATACCAGTAAGGCCTTTTTCCATTGAAGGAAACAACTTGATAATCTTCTCAAAGTTCATTATTATCAAAGCCAATGCTGCCGCTACCAAGAATATAGGATTTGTCAGTAATGCTTTTCCAACATTAGCAAACGCTCCACCTATACTCTTAACACCATTCGCTACATCTTTAAATTTGATTTCCTTAATAGCGGATGACATACCATTAAGCCCAATAATAGCAGCACCAAAATCTAAAGACATTAATGAACTACCAACTGAACTAAATGAATTATTTAGTCTTTCTAATGGGTCACCCGCTAACGTATTGACCGACATATTAAGGTCGTCAACTTTGTCCTTTAATTCTGCTAATTGCCTTTGAACTTTTTTGAATTCATCAGTACCTTCAGGTAATTGCGCTAACTCTTCGCGTAATCTACGCATTTGAGAACGCATGGATTCAACCTTCTCCGTTCCTTGTATATCAATTTCAACAACTGTCTTTTGTGTAGCCATTTAGAACAATGATTTAATGAGGTAAATAATGCCTATAATTAAAGACGCAGAAATGACGAAATTTATGAGGTTAGTTGTAAAAATTGACAACTTATTTTCTTTGCTCGGAAGGTCTTTACCTATTCCGTGCTTCAACATTTCTTTGATGTTTTTAAACGTGTCGTGTGGGTTATTCATAGTGATATTGTGTGTAAGTTAATTGACCGCTAATGTTTATTGAATTGTACGGATAAGATGTTGCGTTGTCTAATAAGACAAGTATTGCAAATGTACTACCTACCACATCTAAATCTATAACAAAGTTGCCATCTATATCAATAGGTGTTTCGTCTATTGTGGTCACGTTTTTAAGGCTTATAGTACCACCGCTTTGGGCAATGTGTAAATTATACTCACCGCTAACCGATGCATCAATTAACGCACCCACTTGACCAACCATTAAACGCAACTTAACCAACCAAACCGAGTCATCAGGCATATTGATATAAGTCGAACCATAAGCCGCCAAAGTAATTGATGTCGTATCGTTGGTAAAGTCACCTTTACCCCATACAGGAATCAATCCATTTTGCATCTCACCCGAATATGAACCCGCGCTACCGATTGTAGCACCGCCATTCAACACATTGGAGTTGTAACCCATTACAAAGACCGAATCTAAACCGCTATCTAATCTATTGCCACTACCTAACACTATCGAATTGTCATTACCGAAACCAACAAAGTTGTTATCCGTTACAACTAACCCCGATTTATTTTCTTGTGGTGGGTTGGCTAATATCTTATCAGTGTTTAATTGTGCGCTTTTTGGTTTACCTGTTCCATCTGAATCATAAGAAAACGCATAACATCCGCCATCAATCCAATTATAATTATAGACCTCACAACAAATTTGTGTAGCGATTTCAGGGTTATCATCAGCATCAACAAAAACAACAGCACCCGATGAATTAATTGAAGATGGTCTTAAAAGACAATCTGGTTCAGCAGTAACTTGCTTAATCAAAGTCACCTTTACCGTGTCTTGTGTGCCAACTACATAATCACTAATTGAGAGGATTCTCCAATATGAATCTTTAATGAATATCTTATCGTTAAAATTAAAGTTGTAAATGTCCGCAAATTCAAGCGAAAAGAAAGCTTCTAATACACGCGCATCAGGTGCATAAATGTTCTCGATATATTCGTTCCAATAACGCGCGTATAATGTCTTGTATGGAATTGAACTCACCTCGCAAAGTGGTGTTTCTTGTCCAAAGTTCAAATCTCTACTTGTAATATCGGGTAAGAAATCTGAATAGTGGCTAAACATATAAGCGGTAACTTGGTTAACTCCCGTAGTTGTGTCATTGTACACGTTGAAGTTCATCGTTTCTCCTGTCTTATACAAGATACGCGGGTTTGGTGCGCTATATTGATACTGGTCGTTTACGAATTTAGGGATGGCATACGATGTAGCCTTAATAGGTACTATTGGAGTTGAACCAAAATACAACTCAATATTTTGTTCATCCGTTGCAAAGTCGTTTTGTGGGTCTACTAATTCGAGCCTTCCATAAACGCGACTACCTTGCGTATTATAAAGCATATTGAATAAGTCAGAACTTTCTTTATAAGTCCAAGTGTTCTTTCGCGCTTGATAATCGGTTGTAGCAGTTAGTGTAATGTCCTTACTAATATCTAACAATGGAGTCCAATCTTTACTAACACCTTGACTGATGTACTCAGTGAATGGTATAAAGTCAATTTCTTTTTGGTTCACCTTGTTAGGAATAACCACCAAGTTGTACATCTTGAAAAGCGAATCCATAAATTCGCTACATTTCATTATAGGCGCATTAGCACTCCAATCAATTACGTTTCCATACAATGGCTTTGTTATCTCGTTGGCTTCAACTACAACGCTCTTAATGGTGAATGTTCCTGTAAATCCTGTCCAGTAAGTCCATTGTGGTTCTAATTGTACAAATACCGCCTCAATCGTTTCGCCTGCTTCAAGAAACACATTCGATGTTTGGTTACTTCCAAGCCTATCTTCGTTAATATAAAAAATGTCGTTTCCTTCATTATCGAACCAACTGAAATCTAAACCACCCGTTGAGTTAATGAATGTCTTGTTTCCAAGTAAATCAGTTTTGACAAATCTCAATTTGATTTCTGCTAAAGTTTCAGCATCCACTTGCGCGGTAACAAACATATTGAATTTGTAATTACCGCTAAATGGCGCGGTGTATACGTTGCCTGTAATGTTTGAACCTGGATCGCTTGTGATATTCAAAGTTGGCAAATGATACACCGAGTTTGTAAAGCCATTGATTGTCTCATTAGCAAAGTCACCCACTACAAAAGTTTCATATGGTGAATATCCGCTTAACTTAAACTTCGCCGTTTCGGGATTACCACCACCTTGTTGTATTTGTCCCGCTTCACTTGTCCACGGAATATACATAAAGTCAAGTTCATCAGTTAACGTACCCGAATTGCTACCAAGTTGAAAACCGCTTAAATCAATAATCTTGTTGAAGATATACCGAGCAGAAACGAATGGAGTTAATTCACCTGCCTTTGCTGCTACGTTTTTATTTGTGGAGTTAATACAACGCGAGTTAGCATCATCTACGTTACCTACCCAATTTTGCCCTCTATCGGTTAAGCTTAAGTAAATATCCGTTTCAGCGTTGAAGGTTGAGATACTGTCATATTCTACAGTATAATTGTAATCGGTTTGGAGTTGTGTTGAAATATAACCTTTGAAATCATTATCTCCAATGTTCTTAAAGAAGTCCACCACGTTGCCAAAGAACACAATCTCATATTCACTCACCTCGCCATTACTTGTATAACAAGCCTTGAATTGGCAGTTACCCTCCAAGATTGGAATAGTGTCAACCGTGATAATCGCGTTTAGTTTTCGCTTTGGATTAAACGATGCAAATTGATACGTATTCTCTTGTATGAACCCGAATATCTTACCGTTCGTTTGAGTTGCAGGAATGCGAAAGGTTCGCGAGTATGATCCACGTGGTTTTAAATCTTTGATGTCACTAAAGTTGAACTGAAGTGCAATCGTCTCGTTTTCATAAAGGTCAACTAATGTTGGTACATTGTCGCCTTGACTATAAATTATAAGTGCTGTTTCCATTTGTTGTTATTAGGGACAATTACCAAAACCAACCGTTACATAAATATTACCGCTAACCGTTGCGCCACCTGTCCAAGTTGGAAGTGTTAATCTAAAGTAGTTGTTTGAAGTTGTTGTATGAGTACCCCATACACCTGTCGCGATTATTGGAGTTCCAAACGTTTGCAATCCATTTAAACTTGTAGTTGAGCCACCACCTGTTAATTGGTCACCAAGTGCGATTCTTCCTGCACTAACAAAGTTAGATGGACAATTAAAGGTATAATCTACGCGCACGTAGTAGGTCTCGCCTGCCGTTGGTGTTTCAGACAACGCATTGAGAACACTCACCAAAATATAACGACCACTTGAAGAGTTAGTTACTACGATGTTTGCAGCATTACCAAAGTTTGCACCCAAAGACAACGGAGAAGAACCTGTAATTAAACCAAAAGTTGTATAATAACTACAAGCTACAGGTGCTGGAATTGGGAAAGGTGTATTCTCAATATTTAATGTTTCGTTATCGTTGGCAATTTGTAGGCGCAATGTTTGGTTATACTTGCGTGAGTTTCTTTCTCTACGCATTAGGTAGTTATTGTCCTCAACTACAACAGGCACAACCGAGTAACCATCTACGTTATCATCAACCATCCAAACCGATTTTGAACGGAACAAATCACGCATATACTTGAACTCACTTTCAGTTAACCAATTTGAATTTAAGTTCAAAAACGTTTTTACTATTGGTTCACGTTCAGTTAGTGACCTTGAAAATGCTTCAGTTGAAAAGGGATTGTCCGTTGTCGCATTATTGTAGTCACCTAAATACTGCTTGTATCGTTTCTTTTCTACTTCAATAGACCTTTCGTTTTTCTTAATGAAAGAATAACTATCCCAACCGCCCATCTGATTTAACCAATACAAATGAACTGGATTGTATTTACAATCACTTTCGATGTAGTAACCATAACGTGCGGTAACATCCCCATCTTCACCAACACCTGCAATAACCCAAAAGACTGTATTATCCGCAGTTGTTTGGTCAATATATCCACCATCAACAAGGTTCTTTAATCCCGTTGGTAAATGATACAACTCACCTGCTCCTAACGTAAATGGAATGTCAATACTTGCTAAACTCGTTCCACTCTCATCGTAGAAATCAATTTCAAAATCGGTAATTGATAACGTTGGGTAATTGCTATTTATATAAGTTCCATCATCTGCAATAAATGATAAAATTCTATAGGCACTATCTTCTTGACCTGCTACATTTGAACGTGAAATCTTTTGCCAGTTTACAAGTGGATTTTGTAGGTTAGAAGGCAAGTTAATTGCTTGTGATACTAACCCATCATTAAACCCAAGTGTATTATCGTAAGCTTGTGATAATGCTAATGGCTTGGTGTCATTTGTACCCATAACGATAAAGTTTTGCTTACCGCTACCATATACAACCATTAAATCATATTGCACCGTATTAGTTTCATCTTCGGTAAATACACCCGCAATATTCCATCCTTCAAAACATTGAACTCTAAATCTATTAACGTTTAACGCATCCGAGTTAAGCGGTGCGCTAATATGAACCAATACATCAGTTGTATTATAAACCATCGGAGTAGATGTCAACTGATTAAATATCGTTTTGCAGTTAAAAATACCATTCAACGCGGCATTTGGTGAAACGTAGAACTTATATTGGTTTCCTGTAGCCAAATCACCCACGTTAAATATGTACTTAAAACCATCTTCAGTCACGTTATCCGATGACATCGTTACTGCTACATCATTATTTGAATATGCAAGACCTGTCAACTCGGTAGATCCTTGAGCAGATAGTCCTGTAATCTTTGTCGTTATCATACTTTTATTTTCTTTTGAAGGTTATCTTCAATTACAATTTTAATTTCTTTACCTAAAGCCTCTGCGAATTGTGGCTCGTAAACATCAACCAATTCATTAACCGCATCGCGCCAATAGAATAGCGGTGGTATACCTCTACGACCTATAGCACGTGCAATATTGAACGCAGCAGCTTCGATTCTTTCGGGTGTTTGCTTAACTATCTTGCCATCCAAAGAACGAACCCGAATAGGCTTTATTTTCATCCATTGAATAATTGCTTGAATCGGTGGTCTTTTTGCACCTGCTCTCCTTCCTTGCTCAACTACATCAGCGTAATTACTCGCTTTACCTTTGGCGAAAAACTCTAACTTACCTTGCTTTGCATTATAATAATATGCAAGTGACCTTCTTAATGTATCACTCGCAACCGCTCTACGTTTCTTTCCTTTAACGGTACGATATGCACCGAGATTCTGCATTGCCTTTTCGACAACGTCAGCACCGAACTGATTGATTAAATCATTTAAAGGACTATTAGCCATTGATGAAGTTTAAATAAGCGGTGTTAGTATCCTGTATAAGCAAATCAACAAAGGCATCTATCCCTTTGGTATTTAGTGCAACGCGAAATGAATCATATTCAATACTTTCATCCCACGCAAAGAATACGTTTTGTTCTAACACGTGAATCATTGTCACACCTTCATCAAGTTCTTTTATTACGTATCTCATATGGTTAGTTTAAAAGACAAACCGTTAACTGCGCCACCTGTAGCAGTAGCATTGTTCACCCTGCGTATTGATAACTTATCACCTGCGGCAAATGTTACCGAGTTAGCAGTATTAGAATATGGTGTTGTAGTTGGTACACTACCTGCTGAAATCGTAATAGCTAAAGCCGTATCAACTCCATTCTTTCGAACCGTGAATACTTGGCTACCTGTAGCGGGTTGTGTTGTGTTATAGTGCATTGTGTACATATCGGACAAAGTACAGGCAAATGGCATTATAACCGTTGCTGTGCTTTCGTTTGTTCCACCTGTAACACCAACACCTATCCAAGTAGTAGCTGATGTGGCTATGGTATTGGCTAACTGAAAATTCCATAATTGAGTTGTAGCAGGAATCGACTGATTAACCCATAAATCACTCGTTGAGTTATAAGTCAATACTTGACCATTGGTAGGTGAAGATAATGAAACATCGTGAATCTCATTTAACTCATAACCATTCTGCACCCTAACATACATTCGACCTGCACTACCATTACTTGCGGTTGTAACAAAGCCAAGATAAACAAGGTGATTTGGTGCTAATGGTTTGGTTTTACTGAATGAACCTGCAGTTGCACCCAAGTACACCGCATCTCCATCAGCCCAAGTTGAAGTAGGGAATAAACTCAATCCATCAATTTGACCTTGCATTATAATTAAACCCTTTTGATTTGCACCTATCGAAGTTGATAAGACAACACCTATTGTTTGAGCTGAAGTCGCATCTGTTGTATTACTTGCCAACTTAACTTTAAGACGGTCTCCTTGACCACCGAATGCGTAAACCGCTTGACCTTTGGTTATGGTTGTGGCTTCTGCATTTGTTACATATGACAACAAAGTATTTGGCGCAGTTCCTATGGCTTGGAATGCATCAGTTGTTGAGTTATAAACGCACAACATTTCAGCACCATCTACAATGTCGCCACCTATCAACGCGCCATCGTTATTACGATATAACGTTTTTGCACCAAGTGAATTGATGTTTAACGTGCAACCTGTAGTGTTGCCAGTAACGAAACGAATTAAGAACGCATCTCCATCACTTAATGAAGTAACTCCGCTTATGGTTGTGGTGTAGGTATCAGTTCCGCTTGTAGATCCGTGAGGAATGCCACCACCACCCGAACCGCCCGAGTAGGGTTTCCAAGTGTTATCTGCTGCCAAGTAATCAGTTGAGGCACTTGGTTGGTTAGTTGTATATTGTACCTTCTTTGCCATTAGTCGCCGATATAAGGTATATCACACGCATCCCACAAATAGTCAACCGCTAATTCAATGGATAACTGAACACCCGTTAAAACGTGGCTAAACTCCTCAACAAAAGGACTTCCGCTTATTGGTGTAGTCAATACTACCGATTCATCGAATAGGTGACCTAACTCAAGCATATTAACAAAGTCGGAAGCTAACAAGATACAATCACTTATCGCTTGTTTTTGATACTCGGTCTTTTCGTCTTTATCGCGTGGAAGGTCAGCAAAGAACACATCAAACGTGTACGAAAGTTGACCTTTATCGAAACTTATTCCTGTTGGGGTTACGTGCATCCAGGGATATTCGGTCTCTTTCTCCAAGTCCGCTTGTGCGATTTGTCCGTGTGTGAACCTTCTAATTAACGCGTGTTGTTCAGCGAATTGCTGAAACTTGCTAACGACTACGTTATAGGTATAGAGTGAAGATGCTGTTGCCATATATATCAAAGACGCAAATAGTTACTTTTTTAGGAGTTGTTTTTGAAAAGAAAAATAATCTATTCGATACGATAGGTGCGCGAAGATTGTACTGGCTTGAGTTTCGGTTATTGTATCAAATTTAGTGACATCCCTGTCTGCTAATTCTTCGATAACGTGAAACCATCCGTATCGTTCGCTTAAGTCGTTGGTTGCTCCACCGCTTCCTTCATCATCTGAATCGCTTTCTCCATCTCCGTTATCATCGTTGTATCTAAATACTCGAGGGAACGATTCAACAATTCGTTTTCGATATTCGAAAAAAAAACAAGCGCACCGTTTGCGATTGCTAAAGGCATCTCATCAAATACCTTCGCATTGTTTAAATGGTCTGAGCTGTATGGCTCTATTTTGTACTTTGAACCAATCTCTGATTCAATAGGTCGGTAAAGAATAGCAAGTATCTTATTAAGGTTCTTTGGAAAGTCCTTGCAATTGCTTTCTAAATCCAACCATTCACCAAAAGAAATCTTGTTAATGTCGGGAACAAAACCGTACTTATTCCATTTGTGCTTGTGTGCTGCTAAAGGATTTTCAATAACCGATTTGAACGCATCAATCACCTTCGTTATATCTTCGGGTGATAGTTGCCTAACGTAGTCCTTCGGTTGTCCCATAATAGCGGACACCTGACCAATCTCATTACCTTCGTTGGTTAAGAAGTCAACGTATTGCTTAACCGTAATGGTCGAATAGTCAAGGGTAAGTTTTACTTTACTCATCTCCCAACTGATTACTAATTAACTCAATCCATTCCTGAAACAAGTCAGTCATTGATCCTTTGGCTAACCTCTTTCTTTGTGCAGGTTGTTGTAGCCACATACCAAACATTACGCATAAGCGGTAAGTATGGTGCATTTGTTGTTCGCGTTGTTCTTCCATTAATCAAGTGTTATTTGGTTATTTATTAGTAACTCATTAAATGTCTCACGTAGTTTCTCGATTGCCTCTAATTGGTCATCATTGTAGTTTTGTGTGTTGTACTTTACCTGTCTTCGCATTTCTTCGGTAAACTGCCATAGCACGTAATAAACCGAATCAATCGACATAAACCTTTTGTGGGCTTGTATATCAATAGAATCATTCAAGTCAAACTCAATAACTGCTTTCATCTTCTAAAATTTTTGACATTATATATTTTGATTTGGCAAATTCAATCCATTGTTCTAAAGTAATATGCGGATGCCAAAATCCATCAGTTGCATACCTTAATATATTGCCATCTATTATACAACTGTAATAAATATGATTTGATAAATCAATATCAGCCATTACAATTCGTTTGGCATCTTTAACTTCTATTTCTTCTTTACTAATCATAACTTATCAGATATAATAATTTGTACTGGGTCTCCGTCTTTACCTGTTAATTCGGTCATTTGTTTCGGGTTACCGTAAACCCTGCTTAATAAAGTTTCAATCGAATATAGCGAACCTTTCTCAATACTTTTTCGCATTGCGTTGGCAATAGTTTTTTCCAATACCGTAGCATCTGGATTATCCCAAACCAATTTAAGTTCATCCATATTCATTGCCATCATTGCCTGAATAGTATCATTAACCTCTGATAATTTGTAACCTTCTTCTTTAAGCAAAGATACATATTTTTTAGGTCGCCCTTTTGGGTTACCCGACTTACCTTTTTTAAATTGTGTTTTTTCGTTTGGAAATTTACTCATAACCTGTTTTTAACCTGTTTATCTCATTTCAAATGAGGCAGTTATTCTATTAGCCGAATGATTAGAACTTATTTTAGTATTCATTAAATTTAATCTACTTTGTTTTTTTCTTGAAAAATCTATACAAGCCCATTCATTTGATTTTTTTAAAGCATATACTAAACTTGGAGAACTTGTTGTTATTCTATACCTAAATTTTTCTTTTTTATATATTAATCCTATTTCATTTAAAAATTTAATTCCTATTCCTGCACCTTGATAATCTGGTAAAATAACTAATCTATGAACCCTTTTAACTTTTTTAACTATTGGATGAGGAAAAGGCAATACACTAAGAAAACCTGCTACTTCATCATTAACAGTTGCAATAAAAACATTTGCTGCGTTATTATGCGAATGACTCAAATAATGGTGTTTAGCAAACATTTTCCAAATTGACTTATCTGTTGTTTGGTATATTTCAAATTTAATTTCTGGTCTATTTTTTTTTTGCCCTTCAAAACTTTGAAAGGTCATCGTGTCTGTATTAAATACCCAATCGGGTAGCAGCCAATCTTGAACATCAAAATGGCAAGTAACCGCTATAAATTTCTTTTTAGTTTTACGTATTGCTTTCTGCATTGCAAATGATCCTATTTGAGCCACGTTTCTATCTACAACACTTGTAAACTCATCAAATACAAACAATTCATTCTTTTCTAAAATAGCACGAGCTAAATCAACTCTCATTTTTTGTCCATTACTTAATACTGAATATGGTTTTAACCAACTGGGTGGACTTGAAAACCCTACTGAATTAAAAGCAGAAGTAATTTGTTCAACACTACATTCTTTTGGCATATCATCCAAAACAGTTTCTGCTGAATAATCATAAGTTGTTATATAAGCATCTTCAAATAATTGTTTTGCTATTGTAGTTTTACCAGTTCCGCTTTTGCCTACTATTAAACCTATTTGCCATTCATTTGGTATATCAATATCACCTTTGAAATGTTCAACTACATTTTCCGATTGTAAATCAAATTTACCAATCACTGAAGCCACTCTAAATGTTTTTGATGGCTTTACTTCTTTTATAATGTCAAAAGTCGGCATTCGTGTCCTTGTTCAATTAGTTTATTATAAGTGTTTTCTTGATGTTCTTCATCTGAACAAATTATTTCTATTCTATATAAAGATTTAATTTCTGAAGATAAATCATCGGCATCATCTAATTTTACTTCTTTTTGAAAGTCTGGTAAATCTAAACCCCATTCTGTAATTTCTTCTACATCCCATTCATTAGCAATCATATCCCAATCCCATTCACCATATCCAAGATTGTCTTTTATTATAAATTGTTTTTGTTGTTCTTCATTCCAATCAGTTACAATAATAGGAACTTCTTTTAATCCTGCCTCATTACAAGCTTTTAATCTCATATTACCACCAAGAACAATTAAATCTTGATTGACAATAATAGGTCTTTTATCTAACATATCAGGAAAATCTTTTATTGATTTAACTAATTTTTTAAACTTGTCATCTTTAACAAGACGCGGGTTATTCGGATTGTTTTTTATTTTCCATATTGGAACGTATTCAATTTTAGCTATTTTTTGCATATTTATTTAGTTAAGATATTTTTTAAATTTGGTTTAAAATACAATTCACTTTTCATAACCTTGCCATCAGCACGGTAAATTGGCTTTCCTTCTTTATCAAGTTTGCTCATATTAGAACGGTGTACTTCATCGAATAGTGCCTCTAATTTGTCCTCAATTTGAAGGTTACAAGCATAGCCAATGAGTAAATACATTTGGTCTATAATCGCGTCTGCTATTTCAACGTGATTGTTGGCTTGGATCATTTCTTCTATCTCTTCAGTAACCAGTGCTTGATGAAGTTCCTTATCGCAGTCATGAACGTTGTTAGATAAACCAAACGCAGTTCTAAATTCTTTAACTTGATAAATTTGTTTTTTCATATTAACAAATATAGTATATAATAATTATTCAAGAGAATAGATTCTGAGCATAAAGAGAATGAGAATATCCTACCAACGTTTTATAGTTAGTTGTCATTCACTCTCTAAGCATTAAAAAATCATTCAGTCGAATGAGTTCCTCGCTTTCAAGTCCTAATTTGTCACCGATGACAATTAGTCTGGGTACTACTTTAACGAGATAATCGGCTCTCGTGATTGTCTTACGGCTTTACCCTTTATGCTACCGTTGCGCTGTGCAATCATCCCTTTGTAACGCGTATTCCTTTTAACCAAACGTATTTACACCGCCATTAAAAGAAAATTCCCCAATCATTATAACTTTGTTGAGAGTTAAAATGAAAGGGGAAATATTTCAATACTCTCAACGGCATAAAAATATAATGAAATATAATAAGTTTACTTAATACTTATTAACGATTCTTCAACAACTCAAACCACCATAACGGAAAGGTTAGAGATGTGAATAGCATTCCTATTATATTCTCAGTTGTGAAACGAATGGAGTGATAACGCATTAGCGTCAGGAAGAATCCAATATGTAGTAATACGGTCACTAAATACGACATAAAAAAGAAATGTAGCAGGCTCATTGAGTTCTTCGTTTTCTTCCACGTTTTTTTGGTTGTGGTTGTTCAACTTCATTTGTATCTAATAACAACTCGGAATCCTCGCGCTTAAGTTGGTGCGTTAATTCATCAACTATCTTCGTTACGCATCCAATACAATGGCGCAATTTAATAGGCTTTGTGTCTCCGTTTATTATTGCTTTTAACTTGCCGAGAATGGATCTCTGTTCACCTGTAACTACTCCCGACTTCTTAATAGTTGCAATCAACTCCTTTGCTTCTTCAATCGTATCATTGTCAGTTTGTGCAGTCCACATCTTGGCAGGACATTCTTGGAGTGCCATACGAGCCTTAACATCCATAAAACACCCACAAGGCTTAAACTTAACTCCGTTCATCTCCTGCCATTCGTTAAATGGGTTGAGTTTGGATAACGCAGTTCCACAAGTTCGGGTTGTGTGGTTAAAGATTGCACAGGCTTTACAAATCCCCATCCGATATTCGAACATCTCTTTATTCGTCATACTTAATACATTTTTTTATTTCTTCTTTGGCACGTTTGACCGTGTCGTATAAATAAGATACCGGAATGCCAGTTTCATTGGATAACTCTCGGTAACTAAAACCATTCATAACGTATAGATTGAATACCTCGCGTTCAAAGAAAGGTAAGCGACTCATTAATATGTCAAGTTGCTCATTAGTTAGTCGTGAACCTATCCACGTTTCGCGGTTGTTGTTTAGTTCAACTTCGAATTGATGCGGCTCAAGGTCAGTCCAATTCGCTTGGAAGTCACCAATTAACTTCTTATATCGGGTACGTGGTCTTATGTATTCCCACTTAAGAGAACAAATTACATAAGAATCAATATCGTTAATCTTGGAAGTGTCAGTTTCGAGGATGTTTAAAAGTGTAGAGTGTAAAAGTTCATCCCCCTCAAATTGTGATGCGGTTATATTCCTCGCAAAAATGCGGTATTTATTATATTGTTCCTGCGAAATAACCATCAATTACTTTTTGCGCCTCGTCAAATCCTTTACATATAGACGCATAATAACCCCTTTTGTTTAGTTGTTTGATCCATTCCTTTTGTTCCTTACTCACTACGCCTTTCTCGGTCTTTAATTCGATAAATAAACCGTGATACTTTTCGTTTGGTTCGCATATCTGAAGGTCTGGAAATCCTTTAACATACCCAGTCGCCTTCATTTTTATGGCTTGTTTCATCGAAGTAAACATTCCACCTGCTGAAGCACAATAAATAGCATTAGGATAAGCCATTTTTAGGTACTGAATCACTGCAATTTGTACTCCTGCTTCACCTGAATAAGGTTTTTTAGCACGTGGTTTTAATGAATTAACTATCTTTTGCTTCATAAATCGATATAAAAGTAGATTTTTTCATCTTTGGAAAGTATTGTAAAATAAAGGAAAACTAAAAATATTTTATTTTTAACAAAAAAAAAGCTTTAGAATTAAAAAAACAGTTATATATTTGTCACATCAAACTTAAAAACAAAGAACAAATGAAAAATTCAATTACATTAAATGGTTTATCTGAATCAATAGCTTCTTGCGAAGCATATGGTTTATCTAATTGTTTTAAAGCTTATGCTGATTATTGTAGAGGTGAGTATATAATGGAAATTGGTTTTAATCCAAATTCTGGTTATACTTATATAGCATTGGAAAATGGTGTTTCTATATGTTCAATGTTAGGTCGAAAAGTAGAATATATAACTATTTCTTTTATGGATGGTGAAGAAAATTTCTTTGAATCATATGAAGAAGCATTAAATTCGTAATTAATAAACAACTTAAAAACAACAAATATGTATCAAGTAATCATTCACGAATCAGGAACTCAAGCAAAAGTATTTGACTTTCCAACATTAGAACTCGCTAATCAATCAGTTCACCGCCACGCGGATGAAATGGATTTAACCTATAACGAAGACCAAGATGGTTTCGGTTATGCCTACGATTTGGAAGTTCCTGCAACTTCACCTTTTAGAAGTGAAATTTATATCTTTGAAATTGCTTAATTATGGAAAAGAACGAAAAATATTGGATTGTAGAATTGACAGGTGAACAATTAGCAATCTTACAAAGAGCAGCAGTTGAGTATTGTGAAGGATACAGAGGAAGTGTATTTTCCAAAGAATCTTTAAAAGAAACTCTTGAATTAGTATATTTTCCAAAACATAGAAACTTATGAATTACCCAAGAAAATATATTTGCGTACAATCTTCAAGTTACCCAACTGAACAACTTGATTACAACGCACTGGCGCAGCATATCGCGAATAGTGTACCGCGTAGTCCCCTTGAACGAATGGAAGACCTTTTAACCGAGCGCACCTATGTACGATAGAATTAACCCACCCGATTATCCAACATCTATCTTTGATGGGGAACGTTGCCAAAAGTGTAATGAATTGAAATACGAAGATGAACTTTATGCAGTTTGGATATCTATTGAAGATACTGAATCTTGGTGTTTAAATTGCATAAACGAATGCGCAAAAGAACATCCAATAATTAAAGACGAACTTTGGGCAATAGGCTCAACCGATACAGAAAACAATTTAACAATCAAATAAATAAAAAAGATGGCTACATCAAAAATCACACACGTGCAAGGCGCGGGGACATGGAACGACATGTTTAAATTCGAAGTTACAATGGAGAATGGAGACACAGGAACGGTCTTCAGCAAATCCCAACAGCCACCCTTCGCGGTTGGTGACTCAAAGAACTACGAAATCACTCCAAGTGGTAGAGGTCACAAAATTAAGTGGGTACAGGAACAACGTTCTTTCACTCCAAGTTCAACAGGTAGCAACTACCAAGCGAATAACTCAAAGGACAAAGAAGAATCTATCGCACGTGCAGTAGCGTTAAAGGCTTCGGTTGATATGAACCATTCCGAGAACCCAGCTAAAGTTATTGAGGTTGCTCAATTATTCGAAAAATATCTTTTGACTGGAGTTGGTTTAACGGATGATGCGAAAGATAGCGCAAATTCAAACGCGAAGATGGATGCGAACGACCTTCCATTTTGAATGCACGAAACAATTAAAATTTTAAAACCATTATTATGAACAACAAATTAGAACAAGTTTTGAAGTGTACTTTAACACAACAGCAGTTGCACTCTTATGATCCGCATATAGCGGAACTATTTAACCCAATCATTAACCTAATTGATAAGTTAAACGATGAAAAGTAAATGGGAACTTTTTGTTTTCGCTTGGTTCGGTACTACACCGAGCCTTGCGAAAGCAATGAACATCAGTTATCCACAGGCGCAAAAATGGACACGTTATCCGATGCTGATGCACGTGTGCGATATTACTAAAATCAGTAAGTATACTGGCATCAGTTCAAAGGAAATTGTAGAACTAATTTTGGAAAGCGAAAAGAAAACAATTAAAAACGAAGGAGATGAGTAATTCTTTAATACAATTTCTTGACCGTTACAGGATTAAGAACTACCGAGAGTTTCTTAACGTGTTCACCAATGAAAACGCGAAGGAGTTACAAAGGATGATTATTGAGAAGGAAGAAAACCTTGTATATTCTTTTGAAGATAAGGTAATTGATATGGTTTGCAGAACTCACGATGTCACACGTAAGCAGTTTTTTTCTCGGTCACGTGAACGATTTATAATCGATGCACGTTATATTGCGACACTTTTAATTTATGCAGGGACAAACTATTCACTTTCAAAAATAGGTCAGTTAATAGGAGGTAAAGACCACGCAACAATACTTCACGCAGTTAAGAAAATGGTTGACCTTTACCAAGTGGATGCTATTTACCGAGCCTATATTGACGAAGCAATGCTGTTGCTGGATAAAGAATATGACTGTGTAACTTTAAAACAACGTTTAAATGAACAACGAACAATTAGAACAAGCGTTAAAATCCTTGACCTTAAGAGTACAATTACTCGAAGAGCAGTTGACCTTATCGAAGTGCAAGACACCGAGAACATCATTTTCTCCGCCGACGATGGAGGAAGTGGCGGAATACTTTTTGGAACGCATTCCGTCTGCGTGTTCTGATGATGCGCTTAACTTTGCAGAGGTATTTATTAGCCATTACACTAACACGAATTGGTACTATGGCAAGAAAAAAATGAAGGACTGGAAGGCGGCTATGAGATCCGCTTGGAAACTTCACGAATTTGTAACAACTAAAAACAATAACTATGAATCAAAACTTGGTAGAGTACAAAGGGCAGACCTACAACAATGGCTTGACAGTTGACGAGAAAGCCTATTTACACGCGCTTGAACAAACGCAAATCCAAGACAGCACATTGCCAATGTTTAAGGCTTTAATCGCCAAAGGAATCGTTATAAGCGGAATCAAAGAACTACCTTCAGGTGAAGAAACTCAGTTGTTATATGACACAACTCAACAGTTCTACAGGTTCTTTACGATAGGCGAACTTGGTTTAGCGTTTCAACTAAATGCAGTTGGTCAAACTTGGAAACGCGTGGAACACTATGGTCTAATGTCAATTCAATTTTTAAGTGATGTCTTGAACGCGTATAAGATTTACAAGATGCAAATGAACTTGGATATTGAACGAAAGAAAGCAAAGTTGGTAATCGGCACAACAACTCAAGACGATGAGCCAGTAGATTTTAAAGAGATGTTTTTGAGCGATGTCCAACGTTGGAAAGATGGAAAGAGAATTGAAGTAAGTTTACTCGCGCCGTCAATGATGCGGATGATGGAAAAGAGAAACATTCTAAATGTTGAATGGTGGTCGGATGAAGATTGGAAGAAGTTTAGATTCTTATCGTATCAGGAACTCACCAACGAAAGGAACTTATCGAACTTTGCAATTACTCGGATGAAGTCAAAAGAAAAGTCGGACTTTGAACACGATGTTCGTCAAGGAATAATGCGCCATCTTTACGCGGATATTATGGATAGTCATATACTACAACAACGAATAATTGAGAAGTTATGAGTGAAGAAGAATTGTACTATGATGAAGATTTGAATGTTCAAAGTGATTTTGAATGGAATGAACACGGTGTGTGTGTGAATGAAAAGTTATGTACTTTCAAATGCATTAAAAAATTTACCGCACAAGTTAAATGGGCTAAGAATACAAATAACCGTTGGGTGTATGGATTAACTTTTTTCGGAATGAATCAAGGATGGAGTGAGCCAGTGCTGAATCATTCAAACGGATATGAGACAGAAGATGAAGCATATTTTGCAAGTGTGAATCGATTGGTTTATTTGATTGGTAATAACAATGATCACTGCAAATATGATGGTATTTTGCGGATGCTATGTGATGAATTGCCAAGTGAAACAACCAACCAACTAACTTTATTCTGATGATACAATTTCACGATAAACAAAAAGAAGCCTTGAACCA